GTTTGATAACAATGTATTTGAAGACATTAATGACAATTCAAGAATAGAAACAGAGTCAGATGCAATCATCGACTTCTCCGAAACAAACCCATTTGGTGAACCATAATGTTAGGTAATGCACATTTTTATAATCGTACCATTCGCAAAATTGTTGTTGCGTTTGGTACAATGTTCAATGACATTCACCTTGTTCGTTATAATAAAGCAGGCACAACAGCATACGAAAAATTTAAAGTGCCTCTTTCGTATGGCGCCAAAGAAAAATATCTCACAAGAATTACTTCAGACCCAAATTTAACAAAGTCTGTAAATGTTGTTGTACCTCGTATTTCATTTGACCTCACAGGAATGTCATATGATTCAGGAAGAAAACAATTAACCACACTTAGAAACTTTGCTGCCAATACAAGTGCAGGTGGTATCAATACACAATATGTTCCTATTCCTTATGACTTTAGTTTTTCTCTGTCAATTTATGTAAGAAATACCGAAGATGGTACACAGATACTTGAACAAATTCTTCCATTTTTCACACCAGATTTTACTGTAACTGTTGATTTTGTTCCTGCAATGGATCAAAAATATGATTTACCAATTATACTCAATTCAGTAAACACAACAACAGATTATGAAGGTGATATGATGACCACTCGCCTCATACTTTGGGACCTTGAATTTACAGTCAAAGGTTATATTTGGCCTCCTGTTAGTTCTGGTGGTAGTGTGATTGGTGCGTTTAGTAATACTGCCAATTCTTATGGTGGTGTCTATACAAATCTGTTCATTGATACTCAAGACAGACAATCACAAAAAGTTACCATTGATTATGCAAACGGAAACAATTACTTCACCACGGCAGAAACAATTCGTGTTGGTGAAAGAGATATTACAGGTAAAGTAATTTATTTCAGCAACAGTAATAATGGTATTTTAATTGTAGGTGAACTCAATAAATTACTTGAAGTGGGTGATGTTGTTCGTGGTGATTATTCAAGAGCAAAATACACAGTTACCGCACTTGACCGAAATCCAGTAAAATCTATAATTATATTAACACAATCTGATCCACAAAATGCAGAACCAGACGATGAGTTTGGATTCTCAGAAACAATTACAGAATGGCCTAATACATTATGAAAAAGTTAAACAAAAAATTATCTGAAACACTTGAGATAGAACCAATTGAATTTGTTGAAGAAACAAAAACAAAAATTGTTCCTGTTGAACCTACTACCGTTGTAGATGATGATGCTGAATTTGCCAGATGCAACATTCGCAGCTTGATTCAAAAAGGCAATCAAGCAATGGATCAACTTTTGCATGTGGCAAAAGAATCAGAACACCCAAGAGCATATGAGGTTGCCGCAGGACTTATAAAAAATCTTTCTGATTTGAACAAAGACCTACTTGAAATTCAAAAGAGAAGAAAAGATTTATCACCACAAGAAGCGGCATCTGTAAAAAATGTGAATGTAGATAAGGCAGTTTTTGTAGGTTCTACCGCAGAACTTGTCAAACTTTTAAAGACCAGTAAATAATGAGCGATGTTGGATACTTAGGGAATGATAATCTAAAGAAAATTGGTGTAGAATTACAATACACCGAAGAACAAGTCAAAGAAATTTTAAAGTGTTCTGACGACCCAGTATACTTTATTAATACTTATATGAAGATTGTCAATGTGGACCATGGTTTGGTACCATTTGACATGTGGGCGTTCCAAGAAAATATGGTTCGCACTTTCCATGAAAATCGATTCTCCATATGCAAAATGCCTCGACAGGTTGGTAAGACAACAACTTCTGCCGGTTATATGTTGTGGTGCGTTTTATTCCAAGAAAACTTTAATATTGCGATTCTTGCAAACAAAGGTTCTCTGGCTCGTGAGATTCTTGGCCGGATTCAGTATGCATATGAGTACCTTCCAATCTGGTTGCAACAAGGCATCAAAGTTTGGAACAAAGGTAATATTGAACTTGAAAATGGTTCAAAGATAAATGCATATGCAACATCATCCGCAGGTGTTCGGGGTGGTTCTTATAATCTAATCTTCCTTGATGAGTTTGCGTTTGTACCAAAGAATATGGCAGACGATTTCTTCACATCAACATACCCTGTTATTTCATCAGGTAAAACAACAAAAGTTATCATCGTTTCCACACCATACGGATTAAACCACTTCTACAAGATGTGGATTGATGCATCAGAAGGTCGTTCTACTTACAAAACACTTGAAATTCATTGGTCAATGGTGCCAGGTCGTGACGAAGCATGGAAAAAAGAAACGATTCGCAATACTTCTGAAGAGCAGTTTCGACAAGAATTTGAAACTGAATTTATTGGTTCATCGGCAACACTTGTTTCTGGTTCTAAGTTGCGTAGTCTTGCATTTAGAACACCTGTTGAGTCTGAAGAAGGTCTTGACATTTACGAAAAAGCAAAACCAGGCCGTCTTTATATCTGTACCGTAGACTGTGCTGAAGGTGTAGGACTCGACTATCAAACAATTAATGTTGTTGATGTAACAGAAGTTCCGTATAGGCAAGTTGCTAAATATCGTAATAATAAGTTACCATTGTTGTTTTTTCCAACAATCATCTATTCTTTGGCGAATAGATATAACGAAGCATTTGTTTTAATTGAAACAAATAATGTGGGTCAGCAAGTCGTTGACATTTTACACTATGACCTTGAATATGAAAATGTTTACAAAATTGACCACCATCACATCAAAGGTCAAACTATTTCTGGAGGATTTAAAAAGGCATCTAATTTTGGTATTAAGACGACCAAAACAGTCAAGAAAATTGGATGTGCCAACCTCAAAACTTTGATTGAATCCGATAAATTAATCATCGTTGATTTTGATACCATTGCCGAACTGAATACTTTTGTAAGAGTCCGAGACACTTACATGGCCGAAGAAGGTAATAATGATGATTTGGCAATGGGTCTTGTTCTGTTTGCATGGTTAACTGCACAATCATACTTCAAAGATTCTACGAATATTGACATTCGTAAGGTACTTTTAGAAGAAGAAAATTTATTGGGTGATGAGAACATTACTCCTGTAGGATTCATTGATGACGGCAAACAAGAAGAAATCATTGTAGATGGCGTAGATGTGTGGACTGAGAGAGGTTATCCATCCTCAGTTTTGTAAAATCATAAATACAAAATAAAAGAAATTCGATCCTATAACAAAAGGAGAAATCCATGGCATTTCAGCTCTCACCTGGGGTAAATGTATCAGAAATTGACCTGACTACAGTTGTCCCTTCAGTCGCCACTTCCATCGGCGCATTTGCGGGGCCGTTTGCTTGGGGTCCAGCCGATGAAATCATTACCATCTCTGACGAAGTTCGTCTTGCAGACAGATTTGGTAAACCTGACAACACAAATTATGAATACTGGTTCTCAGCAGCAAACTTCCTCGCATATTCAAACACACTAAAAGTTGTTCGTGCAATTAATATTGATACAAGTAGAAACGCCACAGGCAATTCTGCTGCGGCAGTTTTGATTGAAAACGAAGATGATTACGAAAGTAATTATACTGGCGGTGCAAACACTTATGGTCACTTTGCTGCCCGTTATGCAGGCGCATTAGGAAATTCATTAAAAGTTTCTGTTTGTGATTCAAATACCTATTCTGGTTGGACCGTCACTCTTGCAGGTGGTTCAACTATCAACGCACAATCTCAGTTTACTGCTGCACCAGGAACATCAACATTTGTTTCAAATCAAGGCGGTGCAAATGACGAAGTTCACATCATCGTTATTGACGAAGATGGTAAATTTACAGGTACAAAAGGTGAAGTTCTTGAAAAATTCTCTTTTGTTTCTAAAGCTTCAGATGCAAAAGATGATTTAGGTAACACAAACTACTATAAGAATGTAATTCAAAATCGTTCAAAGTATATTTACTGGTTATCTCACCCTGCTGCAGGTGCAGATTGGGGTTCTAATGCGGCAAATACTAATTTTGACCTTCTTGCTTCCGTTACAACTGTTGAGTTAAGTGGTGGTGCAGATGGTACAATTTCTACTGCAAATGTGGCAACCGCATATGACAAGTATGATGATGCCGATTCAGTAGACATTTCTCTTGTTGTTTCTGGTCCTGCAAATGAAACAATTGCAGATGCTCTCATTTCAATGTGCGGAACAAGAAAAGATTGCGTTGTGTTCCTTTCACCAGAAAAAGCAGATTGCGTAGACAATGCAGGTTCAGAAGCCACAGATATTGTTGCATACCGCAATACTCTTACATCGTCTTCTTATGCAGTTCTTGATGGCAACTGGAAATATCAATACGACAAATACAATGATGTTTATCGTTGGGTGCCACTTAATGGTGATGTTGCAGGTCTATGTGCAAGAACAGACCAAGAAAGAGACCCATGGTTCTCACCAGGTGGTCTCAATCGTGGCATTATTAAAAACATCATTAAATTAGGATGGAATCCAACAAAGACTAACCGTGACACATTATATGTTAGCGGTATTAATCCTATTGTTTCGTTTCAAGGTGAAGGCACAGTTCTGTTTGGTGATAAGACACTTCTTTCCAAACCATCTGCGTTTGATAGAATCAATGTTCGCAGACTGTTTATCGTTCTTGAGAAAGCAATTGCTCGTGCTGCTCGCTTCTCTCTATTCGAATTCAACGACCAATTCACAAGAGCGCAGTTTGTAAACTTAGTTGAACCATTCTTGCGTGATTGCCAAGGTCGCCGTGGTATTACCGACTTCCGTGTTGTCTGTGACGAATCCAATAATACTGGTGAAGTTATTGACCGCAACGAGTTTATCGGTGATATTTACATTAAACCTGCACGCTCAATTAACTTTATCCAACTTAACTTTGTTGCAGTTCGCACCGGTGTGAGCTTCGATGAAGTGGTTGGAAAGTTCTAATAAATAGAGAAGACAGGAGAATATAAATGGCATTTTCAGTAAACGAATTTAGAAGTCAGATGACAGGGGACGGTGCTCGTCCTAATCTGTTTGAAGTCTCTATGCCTTTCCCTGCGTTCTCTGCGCCAGGAAATGCACAAACAAAACTTACATTCATGTGTAAATCGGCTCAATTGCCTGGTGCCACAATCGGTGTGGTACCTGTGCAATATTTTGGTCGTGAGTTAAAGTTTGCAGGTAACAGAACTTTTGCTGACTGGACAATCAATGTTATCAATGATGAAGACTTTGTGGTTCGCAATGCATTTGAAAGATGGATGAACGGCTTAAATAGTCACACGCTAAATATCCGTAATCCAATTGCACTTGCACCACTTGGTTATACAGTTGATGGCGAAGTTACTCAGTTTGGTAAACAAGGCAACCAACTCAAAAAGTATAAGTTTGTTGGATTATTCCCAACAGATTTAACAGCTATTGATGTTGACTGGGGTTCAAATGACGCAATTGAGGAGTTTTCTGTAACACTCACATACCAATGGTGGGAATCAATCGCAGACGGTGTGATATAAAGATAGAGGGATTTTCCCTCTATCTATTTTTTAGAATGGAAATCTAATGGCGATAAAACTTTTCGGTTTTACACTTGGTTCAAAAGATGTTGTTCAGCAGCAGAAACCTGAGCAGGCATCTTTTGCACTTCCAACAGAAGCAATGGATGATGGTGCAGTTACCATCACTCAAAACGCTTATTACGGCACTTATGTTGACCTTGAAGGTGCGGTAAGAAATGAACTTGAACTCATCACAAGATACCGTGAAATGGCAAACCATCCAGAATTGGAACAGGCCATTGACGATATTGTAAATGAGGCAATCACACACGATGTTACTGGTCGAACAGTTGACATTGTTCTTGATAAATTAAAACAACCAGATACAGTAAAAAAGAAAATTGCAGAAGAATTTGAAAATGTTCTTCGCATGTTAAACTTTGGTAATCTGGCTGATGACCTTTTCAAAAGATGGTACATTGACGGCAGAATGTATTTTCATGTTGTCGTTGATGAAAAGAATCCAAGAGACGGCATACAAGAATTAAGATATATTGACCCACGCAAAATTCGTAAAGTGCGTGAGGTACAAAAAGACCGTGACCCAAAAACTGGTGCTCAAATTATCAAATCAATTGCAGAATACTATGTTTATTCTGACAGAGGCACTACAACACAAACATATTCTGCACAAGTAAATGCAGGTCTTCGAATTGCAGTTGATTCAATCATCAATGTAAATTCTGGCCTAATGGATGCAAAGAATACTTTTGTTATTTCATATCTTCACAAGGCAATTAAACCACTCAATCAGTTAAGAATGATTGAAGATGCCGTTGTGATTTATCGACTATCACGAGCACCAGAACGCCGTATTTTCTATATCGATGTTGGTAATCTACCAAAAGGTAAAGCCGAACAATATCTGCGTGACATTATGATTAAGTATCGTAACAAAATGGTTTACGATGCATCAACTGGTGAATTGCGTGATGACAGAAAACATATGTCAATGTTGGAAGACTTTTGGTTACCTCGCCGTGAAGGTGGTAAAGGAACTGAAATTACAACATTGCCAGCAGGACAAAATCTTGGTGAACTTGAAGATGTAAAATACTTTAGACAGAAACTTTTACAGTCGTTGAATGTTACTATTTAAAGAAT